ACGGGAGTCATCATTGACTTCATTCCGAACAGAGAGAAAATGGGAGTAACATTTGGATTGTAGTAGTGGATTTTTGACCCCAGTTCAAGGACTTGACGTTGCGTCGCGTCTGAGAACTGAAGGGCAGTACCAGTACCATAACTTGTAGGCATATTATACCTCCTATTTATGTTACAATAGCGCTACAATCCATTATATAGGACTATAACACTATGTATTAGTATTATTAAATTCCATAATTCCCTTCCAAAAGTCGTCTACAGCTTTTTCTTCGGGTTCAATAGAAGCTGGAGCGCTTCCGCTAACTGCGGCGGCGCTATTCTGCTTATTTTTTACCCTTGGAGCCTGCTCAGATGTTTTTGGCTGAGAACTATGCCCATGATTAGCCAAAGTCTTCCAGATTTGAACCAAGTTCTCCTGAGACACATGATTTGGGTCAGCCATAAATTGCCGATATTCGACAATATCTGTATCACTTAACCCCATTTTCTGTAACTCTACAGTTTCCGCGTCAAAAGCCTGCGACTCAGAGAGTTCAGACTTTAACTTTTCAACCTCCTGCATGGCTTGAACCGCTCCTTGACGAATAAGCCATTCATCTTGAGCTGTTCTCCATTGTGCGGAGCTAGAGTTATCAATACTTTCATCGAGAATGTCATAATCATCGGGCTTAGTCGGCGGTGCATTCAAATCCTTCTGTTTTTCTTGAACTGATTCTGTCAGTTTTTGAACCACATCTGGGTTACTGGCGAGGAAGTCATCCAACTGGGCTAGCTTTTCATACTTGCCTTTTTCACCGCTCCATTCATTCCTTTCCTTATCGGACTTTGATTGGAGTTGCTTATAGGCGTCTGCCAGCTTTTGTCTGCCTTCGTCGTCATTTTTGAATTTATTCTCAATGAGCCATTGCTCAATCTCGGATTCTGTTTCTGGTTGTTCTTCACTAACCTTCTCATCAGATTGAGTTTCCTGAGCTTCTTTAGTTTCTTCGACAGGAGCTGTTTCTACTTGCTCCTTTTCTTCAACTTCTGATGAAGAGCCTGCATTGAACTCGTCGAGTTCAGCCATAAGGTTATCTTCGCTCATTTCTTCATTCTGGTTTTTCTGGTCTTCATTTGTCATTCGATGCTCCTTTAAAGTTATCCGCGTTAAGCTTGCGGAGCTTTTGTTCCTGAGTTAATCGCTTGTTTTGCAAGAGATAAATCTTCACTGACCATGCGAGTTTTATCCCTTTGTCGCGCTTGTTCGAGCTTAGCACCGGACTTAATGTTGCTTACCGCCTCAGATACTGGTTTGGTAGCCTCACTTATTTCAGCCCTCATGTTAGCATGGAACACTTCACGCTCTCTAGTTTGCAAGTCACCTTGCATTTTCTTGAGTTCTTCCTGCGCTTGTTGCAACTGCGCCTGTAAATTTGCTATCTCTCCCATACGTTGCATTAACGATGCTTTATCTATGTCGCCTTTCATATTCATAATGACCTGAGTTTTGTCATAAATACCAGCATTTAAGAGAGTTAAATCTTTTTGTAGTTCCGCCATTGGCGACTTAGAACGAGTAGACCCTACTACAACCCTAACGTCGAATTGCGATGTTGTCATATCGTATAGTTTCTTAACCGCACCTGTTTTGTCGTCTATAACTGGAATATTCAAGTTTACTTCACTTTCATCTCCAGTTGGGCTTACAATTCTTAAGGTTCTTTGTTGGTCATAAACACTAGGCATCCACTCTACCACTATTTTTGCCGACCTTGTAAGCATATCGTAAATAGGTAAAATTTTCCAATTTTGCTTTCTAGACGACGATTCGTCCATAATTTGGGCTTCTCCAACAGTTCCCGGTGCTCCTTGAGAATTACCCTGTAAAAACTTATAAGCACCAAAGACCGTTTCTATATCTACTTCATATCGAGATTTCTCGGTGTATAATTGTGACGATACGGCTGGAGGTGCAAACTCTTTTATTTTTCCAGCCGCAAGCGCTCCCGGATTTGCTCTAATAATTGCATTTGGAATGTGCCACTTTTGAATCTCACTAGCATCAATAGCCCCATCTTCATAAAGAAGTTTAAAGTTTGTAGTGGCATTCGTATGTGAAATGATTAAGGCTTCTGTCCTGTTTAGCATTCGCTGTGGCGTCTTGGAATGTCTTACATCTCCGCTTGGAAATGGATTTCCTGCATGCTCATTGCATGCGACTGCTATTGGATATTCAGAAATGGGTAATATTTCATCATAAAGAATTGTATCTCCAACTACGAACACTTCTCTAACTTTAGTCTGATAAGCGAGCTGTTCTGTAATGACACCTTCGCTTAAAAAGCTTTCATATTTATCGTCATTTATTAATTCTTTGTATTCATCCTTCGTGTAAAGCTGTGATTTTCCTGTATTTGTATCAAGAATCAAGGCATGTGGAATATTGACCTTCGTAAAATAACAATACTTTCTAACTCTGCTTTGATGGTCGAGCTCAGAGCTTCCGCGAGTCTCAATATGGTCTCTGGAATATTTTCCAGATTCCATCTCATTACGCTGGTGGTTTTCTTCAGCCTTGTCTATTTCCTTTGCATATTGCGGGAATAAAATCTTAAGATGCTCTTTTGTATGTAAATCGGAATATATTATTGAGCTAGCATCGGAAAAATCAGGCATAGAGCAATTAGGGTCAACAAAAATAGACTCTGGGGGCATTCTTTTTACATTTATCGTTCCAAGACCGCCATCTCCTTTCCAATTTGGGTATATATACATATAGGCAATCCCTTTTACGATAAAATCCTTGCATGCCTGACGAAAATGAACATCCGCATCAGACTCGTACCATATTTTATCAAGCAACTGGTCAAAGACGAATGCCGCATCATTGTCAGTTTTGCCCACAGCGTGGACGTCCCATTCAGGAGCAGACGCGGCAATATTCGCCAGAACTTGCTCAACCGACGGGCGTATCTTGTTATTTGCTTCGGGGGGTTGCCCCACGCTGAGCAAGTAATTCTTTTGCGTCTTAGTAAGTTGTGAACCTAGGTAAAACTCATGGTCTTCTGCCATTTGAAAGCGGTATTCACTAGATGCGCTTTCAAATAATAAATAATCTGAACGCACTTCCTCCGCTGTAATTTTCTTTGTGTCAAGCTTACGTAAGTTTAGCATTTTTATATGTTTAATGTTACAAACATGTTATAGTAGTATCAAAATTTTTTATTTAATAAAATTAATGTATTTATAGGAGCCAATATGCCATCAGAAGTATTATCATCTCCACCCTTTACCATGCTCGCTAAGTCATTTAAATACATATACTTAACTGCTTTTTTTAATTTATCAACACGAAACATTATAGTAAACTTAACGTCTCCGTCAATCGTAAACACCTGAATCCACCATTTTGCGTCTGTGGTCGATATTCCAGATGGTTTACCGCGAGAGCGAACTTCTACGAACATGTTTCCAGTATCTGCCCAAATATCTCGCTCCGTCTTGACTTCTATTGAGCCGTCGCCTTCAAAAAGCTCTTTGATTTTTTTTTCATATATTTGACCAAAATCTAGGTCTATATCAAAATTTCCCATTAAGCTTCAACAAAATCAGCGGCACTAAACATTTGACCAGTTTCCCAATCTACTTCCATGATTGCTGGTGGCGGTAACCATTCACCCTTTTCGTTCTGTTCAACATCTGGCGCCCAAATGTCATCAATAGCCCATCTTAGTGCATCCAGAGTGTCTTTTTTAAATGTTCCATGCTCTTTAAAGTTTAATAATTCCATTTCTAGCTCTTCGTGAGACTCTTTTAAAAACACCGAATGGGATGCAAAGTGCGGTTGCATCTGCTTAATGCGGTAATATTTAGTTTTTATAGCTTGACGGGTATTAATATTATAAAACCGACCAGTTTCTTTAGAATGTCTCCTGACATAATCAGCAAGCATAACATGACCAGTTTCTTCAATCTTAATATCTTTTGGATTATACATATCTGCCATGTCAAATATTCTATCGGCTCCATCCATAGGTGCTACCTGACCCCTGAAGTAATCAAGGATATAAATATTATATTCCTTGTCTACGGCTATAACCATAATTACAGTATAATCGGCTTTTACATTCTCGCTTGATGCGGGGTCAACACCAATAAATATATTTACAGGCAATTTTTCCCGCCTACCTTCATCATTTCGCATAATAAAGCTCTGATTGTCTTCGTACATATACCGACCTTCCCAATATCGCATATCTCGCTCTTTAAAAATACGAAAACTATCATCAACTGGTATATTTTGGTACTCTTGATAGAAATATGCTATATCTCCTTCGGATTTTAGCCTTTCTTTTTCAGACATAAGCCAAGAATAGGGTCTACGTTCGTCCCAAAGCACTTTTACATTCCCCTTTTCATCCAAAAACTCATTTCCAGACGTACTAAAACGACCTTCTGGCAAATCTTGTGGCACAGCTTGAAAAAACATAGACTTCCAGCCCTTAACTTTATAATTTCCTTCCTTATCGTAAGCTAGAGGACCAGCAATTCTGTTTAAATAGGCTTCTGTGTCTACAATAGTGCCAATAAATACAAGTTTTGCGTCTCCAGAACCGGGAATTACAGCCGCATTTAACCATCGTCTGAATTTATCTCTTGCCATAGGGGTGTTACTATTAGATTCGCCTTCTCCATCGTCAATAATTGTTAGAGTTGGACGATATGCGCCATATTTTAGACCACGAACTTTCTGTCCGGTTCCACGAATAAGGCATTTACACATTACATTGGGCTTTCCGTACTTATCAAAGCCTCCGATTACCTCTTTTTCTTCCTTACCCCACACGGAACCCTTTCTGTCGCCAAAAAAATAATTAATTTTAGGGTTAAACTCAATTTCATTGCCAATAGCCTCTAAATTATACTTAGACTGCATCTCAGATTCAGAAATTAGCAGTAAAAAACGCTCTTCGCCGAATAAAATGCGATGAAGTGGGTATATTAAGTTAATAAATGTCGATTTAGCATGGTCTCTTGGAGCTACTATGGCTAATTTATTACCACTTTTCATAGCTATAAGGGTTTTTGCTATTTCTCTGTGGAAATCAGGAGATTTATTACGACAATGATAGTGCATGGGATTATCCGGGTCTCCGAAAAGAATTTCAGCGAATGTAAAAATATCCAGATACATTGCTTCAAGCATTTTTTGTTTTTCTTCAGCTTTCCCCATATGCACCAGTAAGGTTTTCCATTGCTTTTAACTGCCCTTTATAAGAATCTACTTCATCTAAGAGCTCTAAAACGAATTTAGCGACTACGCCATCAACGAAATATGCTTCATCGTCAATATGAATGACTCCCGGCTGAGTAACGTCAACTTCTTCACTCTTGGACTGCGGGTGATTCGTATAATTCTTCGTCTTTATTGTTTTGCGCGCCATAAGTAGTTTCAGCAATAGATTTTCGTACAGAAGATAATTTTTTTATATCGCCATCAGATAATGCGAATACCCCTTCAACATGTTCTTCTCTTTTCTCCTTGGCAAGATGTCCAAGCATATCACTAACCCTATTCAGGGCATTTAATTTCGTAGCGGCAGGAATTTCTATATCTTCAATCATTTCCCTGTACTTGTTGGCAACATAATCGTCATCCAAACCTAAGGCGCCTAATTTGTCTCTCATATTCATAGCAATATACTCCCTGATGTGCTTTCTTTTGAGAATCCCCATTCCGCGCCTGAGCGCCTGTTCTGGATTATTGTCCCTGTAGATAGTTTGGTAGGCAAGAATGATAGATTCTGCATCCCACATCCCCATTTTGTCTGTTTTACCACTTAAAAATAAGGCATCTACAAATGTTCTCTGCTTTGCGGTAGGACGAACATTCTTAATCAAGTCCTTTCCAAAATAGTACCTATCACGGTAGTAATCTGGTTGCTTTTGAGCATAAACATGTTTTTTATGAACCCCACACTCACCGTAACCAGTACGAATGAAAATATAAGATTTTTTAACATTTGAAGGGTTTGCTTTGCGCTTGCCAGTAACTTGGAGAATTTTCCCGTCTTGGGTTTGTATCCATTCTCCGACTTCAGCCTGACGCCAATCCTTAACAGGTTCGATGCCAAGTTCTCTGGCTTCTTCTTCCGTGTAGACATCAAATGTCTTACCCCTGCATTCGACTTCCATTATTAAAGACTTGCCAACCTACAGATTTCCACTGCACTTACCTTATAGTCAGTTGACCTCGAGTCCATTGGCAAAAGCCAGCAATTCTTTAATCTTTTCATAATTAGAATGGAGCGTCTTTCTCTTCTATTTTATAAGAAACATAACCTTTCCCGGCGGCAGAGACCTTTTTCCAGCCAGCAATCTTTACTTCTTTGCCTAGGAACTTGCCCTGACCTGTATAATCGGGCTGATTCTCTTTTGTCTTGTTGTCGTTGGTAAACATGGTGAAAGTGTTGTCTTTGATTTCGTACGGCATTCATAACTCCTGATTATGGTTAAAATAATATTTAAATCCCCGTAACGAATATAACGACAATGTTACAGTAAACAAAAGTAAAAAGGTTGATTTCGCAACCTAAGGTTTATATACCTTAGGTTTATATACCTTAGGTATATATAGTATATATATATAAATAATATATCTATACCTTAGGTATACTTCTACTTCTATATGCATGGCACTGCCATACTTTTGCCATACGTTTGCCATTGGCACTTTAATGGCACCGCCATTAAGTCTAGCTATTGTTAGAGATATATTGACGTAAATATAGGGATGAACATAAAAACACCGATAATGAACATGAAATAAACATGTTTATTGCTACCTTCTATAATAAAAGGACAGAAGGACAAACAACACCCTTTCAAGCTAAAAACTGTGCAAAAAATGGATGGGTCGTCCCTTACGTATGGACACCCCCCTACGTACGCGTTCGGCTCTCGGCGTTTTCGTTGAGTACGCGTTACGCGTTCGGTCTCTCTCTATCCGCCCGCAATCATTACTTTTCTAGCTCCCTTTGAGCTAGCTTGTGACGTATTGCCGTCGGTAATAGGGAATTGTCTAGGTTTTGCCCTGTTTCATGGGTAAGTTTGACCATCGCCGACGGCACAATGCCGAAGGATTTGATAACTAGCGTTTCACGCGCTATTAATAACACGCGAAGGACACCCTTCGCGAAGGAGAACACCATGATTAGCTACTATACACCCACAAGCAACAACGAAGTTGTTGCGCCAAACGACGTGAATACCCAAGCCGGGACTGTACGCGCTGATTATCCCACGCCTACGGAAGAGCAAGCTCTTCTCGCGTATGAAGAGCTATACCGCCAACCGATATTGGCTGAATTCGTCAAGAACGCGCAAGAC